GGCGCTTCGCGCCTTCCTCGGTATATTTAGCCAAACTGTTGTCCAGTTGTTTGATTAAGGTTATACCAACCTTTATTTAAAATTTTTAAAATTCAGTCACTCCTATTGATGATGCTCCTGAATTAGTTCATACTTCTAATTTTCTGAGCCCCACCGATAGTATGTTCTGCTCTCCTGACGATCTTGTTGTATACCGCTTCCATACTAATACGTCGATTTATCATGCATACATTCAGAGAAATGACCAGGGGTAGGAAACTATCCATGGTTGGTTCCATCTCAAAGATTCTAGCCATTTTGACTATCTTCTTACCAAAGACCGGTCCCAAGGTGTCGCTACGTTCTACTGTTAAGTAACGTGCAACAACTTCCTCATCATGTTCGACATGTGTTAGGTAACGAGAGATTACCGACTGCCAAATGCACGCAAATTGCTCGATTAGATCCTCTTTTGTACTTGAATCATCAAGCATACGTGTTAGCAATTCAGCGATTTCAGTCATGACACGACCGGTTTTACCACATCTCACGATTGATGGTGTGGTCATGCATAGACTTGTAACGTCTATCATCATCGATACATGTGCAACAGCACTTGGAGACATTTGCTCACTCCTCAGTGTTGATTTGTTGTACTCAAGAACGATTCCCGCGGGTTTCTAAATCATATTGCCGAATCTCGAGGAAAATCCTTCTCGTTTCAACAATCCGATCAAACTCCGCTTCATTAGACAAGTCAAGTGTTAGTCTTTCATCCTCTGGGTTCGTCCGCTCGACTTCTTTAAGTTCATCATAACTTTTGAAGCCCCGGTCAAACGCCATATAGAACATTAGCCTTTCTTCACCCATCCTCAGAAACGTAGCAAACTCCGCCGCTCTTTGAGCGATTATCTTACTAGTCGTTTTCATCTGGTACCCCTTCGCAGTTGGAGTATCTTACATCAAGCGACTAACCCCCATGGTCGTCGCAATATGTCTCTCGACATCTGTCGCAACGAGTATCTTTCGCAGCAGATCAGCTCGCTCTCGTGATAGGAGAGCTGTCTTGTGTAGAAGCTCAATCGCTGTCCAACATTGCATTTGAATCTTCTTCTTCATCATGTAAAATTCAGATTCAATCGCATCTCGATCCTCAGGGCTAATTGTCGGATCGTTCAACAGTTTATAGATCAAACTGTCTACCAGATCATTACCCATCGGTGTGTCATACACATGTCGTGTAATCCTATCAATAAGCATACCAATAGACATCTTCACGGCGCGCTTATCAATATTTACATCATTAGTGATCATATTGAGGTGTCTATCGAATATGTTGATGGCCTCAACAAACTCATTAAACACCCGTTGTGAAGGAGCCGGAATCGTAATTCTCGTTCTCTGGGCATTGTATAACCCAAGAAATTCCTCCACTTTTAAAGTTAAGACCCTGGTAATGCCGCCTAGTTGAATGGCATAGTTGACATCCGTTGATAAGGGTTGGGAAATCATTTCAGGATCACCCCAAAACCAGGAGTTGCGATGGCTATCAGGTATTCCTTGAACGTGAGGAGGCACCTGGACGGTTCCGATGTGATCAGGAACAGTCATGATCGCCTCACCAGGATCAGCAAACAATCCGAATCCAGTGATGGTACCAATTGATGTCTTGATATTCTGACGGTTGACGTCGGATAGAAATTTCATTTCAGTCTTACCGTCAATATCTGTTTCAATAATGACTCGCTGCATTAGTGCAGCAGCGTAATGGAATAACTCTACCTCGCTGCAACAATGAAGCACAATGATCGGCTCGTCGAGCGAGGTTGCGATATCCGAATATAGCTTGTGAAGGATGTCGGCTGTGTTTAGTGCGTCAACCTTCTTGTCTATGCCAACCATCAGAGAATCTAGAAGAGATTCACTTGCTTTATCCACAATTTGGGTAAAGGTATTCTGACTATTGGCGATGAATTTAGTCGCTTGTGTATGTACATCAGCAACCAGATTTTTGTTGATGATAACACCTTTGATCTCTTCACGAACCCCAATGATCCGCTGATGCGAATACATCTCACCCAGTTCGTTAAGTGGTGCTATCTGATATTTCGGTGAATTCTTCAACATGAGATGAGTAGCTGCCAAAGCAGTTGCATGCTCATGTGCTTGTGTGGCAGGTACCTCTCTGAGATCCATTTCGAATGCACAGAAAACGAAAGTGATGTTCTCCGCGAGGGCCAACAGATCTGGATTGTCATAGATACCTCGGAGCAAAATTTGGTCGCGACGAGGATTCAACCGATGTCGTACCAAGATCATCGCATCACGCATGTACCTATGCATGTAGTTCTCCTGGAGAAGTGAATCTGCCAGGCGTTCAAACTTCTGCGCCGCTCTCGCTTCAAAAGAAGCGAGTGTTAGTCGTCGAACATTCTTCACATCTATCGAGAAATCCGTCTTATCCAGAATCTCTTGATAGCGATAAAGTGAAGCATGACCCATCAGATCCTTCGCAACAGGGATCGGATTATAGAATTCATACAATCTCACATAACCCTGAAGTGGCTTGATGATTGGTAGATGAGCCATCTGTCGTAGAAGAAGCTCGGTGTATATAATACCCACCTTCTCAGCTACTGGTCCTACGATGTTGAGTTCATTGAGCTTGCGACGAACAGCCTCATCGAGACCCGAGGCCGTCACTGACTCATCATTGGTATAGATGTAGCCGGTTTTACGATTGCCGAAGATGCTCTCAAGTACATGATGGAGTGAACCATGGTCTAGAGAGACTTGACAGAAAGCGTCACGAACAGTCGGATCGGTTAGCAGTACGGCGAGAGCTTCGTTATTCTCACGTCCATCCAAATAGGAATAGGCGTAAGTACCGGGACACCCCTTATCCTTAATATACGTATTGAAGGTTAAGGCGCGATTGATCGCGGTATTGTTCGTTCGGTCTGCCGATCTACTAATCACTTGACGAACACTCGACATTACTTCACCTCCTTTTTGATCAGGTGATCGATTGAGTTTGTGGAGATGTTTGACATTGGAAAAGGCTGCGGGCTGGCTATCTCCTGACCGAATTGATAGTAGGTCCTTGTCCCATCATCAATCTTGTAAAATTCGGGATCATGTTGAACTTCAGCTTGTGCCCTGAGTTTCTTAATCAACCCCTCCCGTGTGTATGACATTGTCTTTTCCGCTCGTTTCCACCCGGGAGCACGAGATTGCATACGTACTTGTCCCAGATCTGATAGATGATATACGGTCATCACCGAACCTGTCATCGCTTCCTTCAGCAGAGCGATTGCATCAATATCCGTGGTAAGCGGATTAAATGCAATGTTAAGTGATTTATTTAGCATAGATGCCAAAACGGACCATTTTGTGAGTTGTGCAAATATTCCCATATTGATACCGCCCTTACCTGTCGCGCCACCTCCACCTGCATAAACAACCTCTCGAAAAGAGTCGATGAAAATAGTTTTTGGTGGGCCGACAAGCGCGTCCGCTACAACGTCAAGCAGAACGTTAGCGTCAAGTATTGGTGGTATGCCTTGTTCACCAACGTGAATCTCTTGGCTGGCCATTCCTTCAGGGAACAACTCGGGTTCGCAAAAACGTATCATCTTGGATACGAGTTTGTTTTGTGTGAGCGATTCATGCGAGTATGACATGAGCAATGTTTTACCCATACCAGAAAGACCAACAAATACACCCATGCCATTCGGAAAGTAAAGATTGGCATTCGAGGACATATTCACCCTCGGCATCTCAAGCTCTCTCATCTCACCCAGATGTAAATCATGATACTCGTCCGTTTCAAAGATCAGCTGAGTATCAGGTGTCTTTGGGTCGCTCAAACGTTCAGCTTTTAGATACACGTTACCATCTGCATCCTTGGCTTTGATCGTTTTGTAGCTTGCCAAAGCATTCTCCAAACGTAATGTTAAAAACATTAATTACCTCCTAAACGTAAACATACGGTTTTGCATTTTCGTAGACCGTATCCGATGGAATAGTTCCAACCAAAGTATCCAATAGTTCTGGCGAGACATCCATTTCCTCAAAACGATAATATAACTTGGTGGGGTCCTCCAAAATGATACGATCAACATCCGAAGTTAATGGTAGTTTAGGAAGCTCCAGGTCACGCATCGCCACCTTAGCATAAAGATCGGGATTAACCTTGAAATAGTTAAAGAAGTGTTTATCACATATCTCTTTAACGTAGCTATAGGAAGGTGCGTGCATAAAGAACTTCTGTCTCTCCGTCCAACCAATCGGCCAATACCTCCTTTTCTTGGATGTGGTGCATGCCTCTGGCGCAAACCAGTTATTGATCATACTTACTACATTTGGTACAAGTTGAAGGTTATCATGATAATCACGATGAAAGACGTTACCCAGGAAGGCGACAGACTTCTCCTTCTCTAGTGCAAAATATGGTGAAAGCTGTTCACCAGATTCTAATGCAGTGAGTGTGTTAGTGATAAATTTTCCATCGTTCGATAGCAACACAGTGTCATCACCCATATTCAATATAGCGTATAAAGGATGATCACCCTGCAAGATACGATGCACCCCAAACTCGAGTACATCCTTGAAGTGGTCATCCAATTTACATAAATATGTGGCGGTCATCATATATTTACCGAAGTCCGGATTAGGTGGAATACCTGATGGTAATCCCATATTCAGAGCAAAAGAATCTGGATCAAAAGGATTACCTAACCAGTGTGGTTCGTTTACTCCAGTGCGTGCAGAGCCCATGTAGTACGGAGCTGATAATGCCATACGTATCATTTTAACAACACGTTCATCCATGATTTCTCGAGCCCAACTACACCACTGATCAAACATCCATGTGGCAATGGTTGAGTCATATTGCACGACATCGAAGCCGATGAAGTGTTTATATCTCTCAACCTTCTTCTTAATCTCCTCTGCTGTAGTGTGTTTCCACGTAAATGAGTACTCCTTAAGATAGTGTTCGCGAAATCCGCTAAAAAGAGCACCCAACCAATAGTTTACACATCCAGAGATGCCATAAACTACGCGCCGGCGCATTTTAAAATGATTTTTAATAAGATGACCATGTGTATTATAGACTGTTTTATCAGCTATAAACCTCTGGCCTTCAGCACCTGCTGTTTGAGCATATTTGAAGTCATTAATCCAACGGTCTTTTGAAAAGAAGCGACCATTCTCATAAGCAACTTTATCAGGTTGTGCTCTGTAACCTATGTGATAGCAAATAACAAAGTCAAACTCTTTGTATAGACCTACCAAATCATCTCGTTGGATGTAGTTTAGTATTCTATCCATGTTATTTGATATATAATGATATATCTGTTTCTTCACCTCCAATTTCTTCACAAAGAAGGGATGACAGGATGAAGAATCGCGGGCGATTCTAAAATTTGATGGAACAAATGTTCCAAATTGACACTTGAATAAGTCTTCCCAAATACGTTTATGTCTGGGTGTTATAAAATCGCGCGCCAATCCATAGTCATCACGGATGTGAGTGTTATCAGCTAAAGGATATCCAGCATCCATAAACGTTCCAGCTACAGTGTGAATTCGATTAAAATCAGAAGGTATGGCTGTTGGACCACCAATTCCCTCTTCATCTACATCGATAGGCAGCTGTATGTTTAGATCTTTCGCCAGATCCTCCGTAAAGCGTAAAGTTTTTGGATCGAGTGAGTGCACACCATCGAGATTCCTCTCACCCTCAATTTTTGGGAATAAGAAAAGACCTCGGTCGCTTAAGAACGAATCGTGCGCTAATTTCGCACTACTCGTTCTAAAGAGTGGTAAACGCATAATTAAGTCTCCAGCGGTTCGAAGGTATCATCGGGAGTATCCCGAGACTCCTTAATGTCTGGCTTATCGCCGACTTCCGGTTCAGCCTCTTGTGACTCCGTCTTATGGCCTTCTGCTGCTAGAAAATCAGCCAGAGTTTCAAAATCTGCCGTCTCCAAGATGTGCTGCATATGCAACCACCTCGTTGACAACTCTACATCGGGGATATTCGTCAAAATAATTGGACGAAACTTGATATAATCGATGTTAGAAATCAGAAATTCCAGCTCACTCTCAGTTAAGCCAAGAAAAGCTGGGGCAGTAGCCTGTTGTGCTGCGGCAATTTTTGAGAAGATATCCTCACTTGGTGGGGTTATCTCCGGAATATTAAATGTCGCGGGCTTCTTGATATCACTTGGAATAATCAAAATGATATCATCTTCCAAACTATGTTCTGCCATACTTACCTCCTAAAAGTTAAAAATGGTAAATAAGAAAATCTCACCTCCCCTCATTGGCTTTCTAAAAACTTCATTACTGTGAATGAATTCACTCCTACTAAATAGTACGAAGTGATTGGAACACTCGGCTCTTAGTGTGTCCTATCCGCATAGAATTGGTGTGTTCTACCGGACTGGTGTCCCTCTCGGCCGTGCCTTCATTCGACTAACACAGCCATCTACTAAAGTTGCAAAGTATCCAATAGTTCTGGCGAAACATCCATTTCCTCAAAACGATAATATAAC